TCTACACTTGTCACGCTATTTGTACCCAATTGAGTTGAAGTTATTGTTCCATCTGTCAACTTAGATCCCGTAATACTTCCCGCTAATTGTGCATTTGTAATTGTCCCAGCTAACGAGCTTGCAGGGTAATTTGTAGCATCAGTTAAATCAAATGCAGGTGTCGCATCAGTACCACCAGGGCTTATTGAGACTGTTCCCAAAGAAATAGCAGGAGTAGCTAATTTAGAAGTTGCAATTGATCCTGCCAACTGTGTATTACTAATTGTTCCTGTTAAAGAAGAAGTTGGATAATTAGTTGCTGAGGTTAAATCTAGGGCTGGAGTCGCATAAGTCCCGCCCAAGCTAATACTGACACCCGCTAAACTTATAGAACTATTTGATAGTTTTGTATTATCAATTGATCCTGCTAATTGAGCATTTGTTATTGTTCCAGTTAAGCTTGATGTTGGATAATTAGTTGCATCGGTCAGATCCAAAGCTGGAGTTGCATCTGTTGACCCTAGAGCCAAATTCAAACCCCCCAGGCTAATGCTTGAATGTTCCAGCTTTGCATTAGTTACATTTGCATCCAGAATTGAGGCAGTAACAATTGAATCTGCTGTTAATGGATAACTTAAAGAAGTCGCTGGAATCGTCCCAGCATCAATAACAGCAACACCTCTTGCAACTAAATCTTTAACAGTAACTTTTACTGTTTGACTTCCTGAGACATCAGCCAGGGCCAGGGGGTCAGTCGCGGCAACAGATCCTGAAGCAATGCTTGGGAGTTGCGTAATTTGAAGATCAGCCATTAGTTTTTAATTGCTCCATCAGATAAAACCATTCTGACAGTATCCCTCAGGAAGCGTAACTATATACATATTAAGAGGTTGGATCTTCTAATAGAATTGGTGTTCCATCTTCTTGAAGAATCCTATCTGTATTCTCCTGCAATAGATAAGCATCAGGCAATCCAGTTTTTAAAACTATTGGCCCAGAAGTTATAAAATCAATCTTTGCTTCTATGACTCCAGCGGCTGGAACATTAACAGCAACATTATTAATTAAACAAGTTGATTCATACCAGACACTATTTTGGGAGGCACTAGGCTCATGGTAAATATAGAATCGGGAATCAAAGTCTGAGCCTTGTTGTATTCTTACGGCTAATTGAGCTAGGTATACTGGAAACTCTGGCATTGTATCGCCATCACTGCATGGATCAGTTTTATGCTCCCAAATACAATCTAGACTTCCCTGACCTGAAATCATTCCTCTGTCATATCTTTTCCTAAACTCATCTCCTAATAATGTTATATCAATATTCTCACGCTCAGTTTGAATTTCAAATTCCTTGATTTTTGCAAGATTCCTATATCTAGAATTAGAGGTAGAAATTTTTATATCTTTTGCAGATGAAGGAGTAACTAATGTTAAAGCCTCCCCAGTCGCGCCAGTAAGGGAAGCCGAAAAAGTGCTATATAAACGCATTCCTCCAGCATCATCAACATAGACATACCAACGCCCATCAGGATGGCTATGACCTGATACAAGTTCTAGACTTGATCCATCTTCTGTTTCTATTTTTATCTGGTCACCTGTAAGAATTGCTCCATCAACGAAATCAACAGAGAATCTTTTTTTTGTCGTATTAACGTCTGCAGGGTCCAGATTTGACTTAAAAGCCCTACCTGAATTTCTTTTTAATTCGACTATTCCAGTAGTCCCAAAATAAATAGTCATCTATAGAGCAAGACCTGTAACAGCTCCATGAACTTCAAAACTTACATCAGCAGCTAATACTTCACCTGTTGCACTTGTCATAGAAAGACTTGTCAAATAGGCATAAAATTCTGTATATCTTCCGTTTGTGCTTCCATCATCAACTTTTAGTTTAAATTTAACTGTTGGTTTCGTTCCTCCTCCTTGTTCTCCTCCACTCCCACCATTAGCTGTAATCATATTGTTTAATAATGTTGTGATGCCTCCCGCTGCTGTTCCAGCTCCAGCATTTTCTTGATAGTAATAAAGACTACAGCCACCGCTAACGCTCCTCAGGCCAGGTAATAGCGTTCTATCAGTATCTTCTAGAGAAACAGTTTCAAGAATTGCTTGATTAACAGTTAAAGACCAAGACCGAACTTTCGCCACTTTATTGTCATTAACATAAAGCTGGCCATCTTGACCTGAATAAAAACCTGACATTTCGGCTAAGGAGGCAGAACACTAATAAAAGCATTCTAGTCACCATCGAGGCAAGCCACAAAAGAACAGCTAACATTTGCCACACCTGGAAACACACTTGAATATTCTGGAGGGCCGCTAAACCTCCATCTCAGACCAGTGTCATATTGACCAATCCTTTGTGATAAAGCTGAATCTAAAGGAGAATACTGTATTCCGGCTAGAGCTTTAGTACTTATATTTATATAATTTTCTGCAACTGATTCACTATCAAAATAAGCAGTTAATATTGAGTTTGCATCATCATCACTGATATTTGAAAAGGATAAACTAAGGGTTGCATTAACGGGTTTATTTCCATAACGTATAAAACTTTTTGAACCATTTTGGGCTTCAAAAACTGCTTCTGGATATGACCCAGGGCTGAAACTTCTACCACTTGGCACTAAAGCAGGGAATTGTATTTGAGCCATTTAATTAGCTTGAATCACAAAGTCTTCTTGATTATTCCAGTCTAAAACAGCTAAGCCTCCTGTGCTTGTTAAAGGCTCATAACTTCCTGCTATTTCAACAAAGCCTTCTTCTGAATAAGTCAAACTTTCTAATTTATAAACACGATCAGAAACATCTGTCTGAGCTACTGTAAAAACACAACCCCTAAAAGTAGAACCAGCCAAATCATTTTTAATAACAATATTAGTTGGTCCTTGAACTTGTTCATCCCCAGGTTTCCAATAATAAATAGAAGTTCCATTTGTGATTATTGATTGTGATTGTATAACGCCTGAATCAGTAATTACACCATTAGCAAATCTAGAAGTATGAGTTGCTTCTGAATAAAATCTAAAATGTTGTCCTGGTATTAAATTCATTGCTGCCTGTGGAGTTGTCTCAAATTTAATTCCATGATCAACTTTCTGCCTCACTCTTAAAGCATATTTAGCAAACATTTCTGCATGATTTTGTGAGGTACAAAAAACAGACATATCAAACACCTCCCGTGGAGATTTATCTGATCCACCTTGGGCATCTGAAAGCCTAATCTCAAAAACTTTTGTTTCTGGAAATCCATTAAATTTTTCTTTTCTCCATAGAACTTTGGCTTGAAATAATTGTCTTTCTTCTGGAGATAAGAATGAAACTTTTAAATTTCTTGTATTTCCATCAGTAAATAATGCTTTTATTTCTGGAGGTTTTGTTGTGTTTATACGAGTAGGGTACCCATAATTATCTTTATTATGTGGAACAGCAGGAACTAGAGCAAAGCGCCCACCTATGATAGTGAAGTCTAGTAAACAATAAGTAGCTTGTTGATAAATAAATTCTCTTAAATTTTCTGATTGAGTTATTACTCCATCCCAATAAAAATCATTATTTTTACAAAAATGGGCTGCTTTTTTCATTAAGTCTTTATCAACACTAACTTCTCCTACTAAATCCCCAGCTCCAATTGTCTTATCTGTTAATAATGCGTAAGCAATTTCAGGGAATAAGTTTGTAGAAGATTTTCCTGATTCAACCAATCTATTAACCTTAATCCCATTTCTAACATATGCAGATAATTGGCTAAATGAACTCCATTCTTTTGAACTATTTATTCTAATTCCTGCCATAGCCATATTTGTGTATGGCATATCTCCAGTGTTCATTTTTATCATCTCATTTACATACACAACGGAATGTTCAGGGCCATCTAAATGAGAACTTCTTTCAGCGTCATAAGTTACATAATCAGATACAGCATCATAAGGATTAAGATTTTGACCTGCTGGCCAAGGATCAGTTATTAAGTTTGCTGAATCTGTTAAAACTTGTACCTGCACATTTGCATGAGGAATTGTCACTTTATCTCCTGATTCATATCCAGTACCAGCATATGCAATTGTCCATTTATAACCAGTCACGCCATCTTTAGTGTATTTACTTACATTAACTCGTAAAGTATCAGCCCCTTTATCAGGACTTACTTTTTCATTATTATAATTAGTTGGATCAATTTCTACAGGTTCCCAATTATATTTAGTTACTGATCTTCTATTTGAATCTGGCTCTGCAATAGATCTAAACAAACAATATTTAGTTCCATCTTTTTCAATACATCCGTTCCTATCTTCAGTTGATCCAATCCAACTGTTATACCAAAGAATGGACCAATAATCTGGATCTTCATCGTTGTAAGTGTAAACACCTCTTGATCCTTTTCCACGGTCATTTCCAATCCAGTCTTCTCTTTGAGCGCCTGCCCTTCCATCAGTGAAAGATGGATCACCTTGGGCAACCCAATCCATTCTTGTTGGAATTGTACCGTGACTAAATTTATTTCCAACAAAATTCAAGACAGAACCGACTGCATCAGATGGCAATTCTCCTAAATACCATTCCTCATTTGATAATTGATTTGGTGTTAATTTAAAATTTATTGAACCCGCAAAACGTATATCAAAATCACCATGAGTAAACTCAGCAATATTATCTGTTCCTCCTAATCTATATATTGTTTTATTTTCATACCATTTCTTTGCTTCATTCCCAGGATAAGGAACAAATCTAAATTCATATTGACCACTAGGATGATTAATTCTTATAAAATTATATTGAGGTTGAGGAGTTCTTCCAGTAACACAAAAAGGAGTGTTTCCCAATTCAATCCAAGTTGCACTTGTTCCAGCCCGTCTAATAAATAACTTAAAAAAGCTTAGACGTTTTATGTATTTATTAATGCTTCCAAGTTGAATACTTCCATTGCTTTGCTCATAATCATGAACTGTTCCTGAACCATTTCCATATTGCCAATATCCTGGATGACTATTGACATTTGGGAAACCTGTAATCTGCTTCCAAACTGTAGATTTTAATCCTATTTCTGTAACATCACAGGTTTTATTATTTGTAACTGTGGCAATAGAACACTTTTGAGGAATTAATAATTCAAATGAATTATGAACATCTTGAGGTCTATGATAATTTCTTACATCAATTGAACCTGGCTCTGTTACTTTAAAATCAAAATCTTTATATATACCCATTTCCCAAAGAGAGTCAGTACTAGAACCTGAAGTAACAATATTATTGCAAATTGCCAAAGATGTTCCAATCATGAACTGTTCACCTTTCGACAATGAATCGTCAGCACCTTCCCTTGTTGCATTAACAGAACTTTTAACATCTTCTACTCCCCATTGGCCGAAATTATCATAATGATCTTCTGGATTCATATCTCCCAATGTATACCTAATATTATCTCCTTTATTTACATCTTTTCTACCAACACTTGTACTATTATTTAATGTATGAATACCTGCAAATCTTGGGAATCTAGTTGCAACTTTATTTCTTTTTTTATCAATATCACCTGTATTAGAAGCATCTTTTCCTTTTAAAACTAATTCATAAGGAAGCATAAACTTCATAGAATTAGGTAGAGGATCATATAAACCAAATTCTGTTTGTGTATTAGGTGATCTTGTTCCACTAAAAATAGTATCTACATAATCATTCGCATAATCAGAAAAAGCAATTGGTAATGCTATTGGATGATCAGATTCTTCATCTAAATCTCCCTCATTATATTGATCAAGACTTTTTATAAAACGGCCAGATTGACTATTTCTTTCACCATTTAAAAAATATAAAGAAAGTTTGGAAGTTGTGTAATTTTCTAAAAGAGTATCTCCTATTGCATAACCTTCAAAATCAGGTTTAGGTAAACCAAGATCACCAGACGATAATAAAAAAATAGCTTTTAATTGTTGACTTTTACCCAAACTTCTCATCTGGGACCAAAGCAATTGTGAATTAACTCTTACACCTCCAAAAGCAGGATCCCCCCATCTTTTAAATCTTTTAGTAAACACCAATGGAATAGTAGATCCTAATTCTGCTAATTCTTGCACTGAGTCAAATCCAGTCTGTGGACTATATCTTTTAGTTCCAGATGCGTCTGCTGTTTTTAAACTTGGAGGAGTTTTATATTTTTGTTGTTTTGGCTTTGGTGCTAACAGCATTGAAACCGCTGTTAATGCGACACCAATAACTAACTGAACCGCCCAGCCAGCCGCAAAACCATTTTGAATATCAGGTACTAAATCATAAGCTTCTGACCTTTTGCCATTCTTACTTTCTACTTCATCAACAAAAAACCAATATTCTTCCGTACTACATCCTAAGAGTTCACATAGTTGGATTTCTTGGGGCAATAAATCTCTTCTACTTGTAATGCCCCTAAAGGACTCCACATCACCCCCAACCCTTCTGATATGTTTAGCCATCCTTCCTCAAAATAAACTGCAAGGCCATATCCCTCGGTAGCAATAATTAAACTAACTGTTCCTATCTTAGGGGTTTCTGTTCGAGTTCCCCACTTCTCTAACTCTTCTTTGAAGATTGAATAATCTTTCTTTCTTAAACGCCTATACCAATCTCTAGTAGCTTGTTGGCTTTTAATTCCATAGTGCTTCAAAACTGTTCGTGATAATGAAACACAATCAGCAGCTTTATGAATTTCTGGATCAGCTCCTAACCTATAAGGAAGACCAATTAACTTAAAAGGATTCATCTATTTTGGATCTGCCCAGTTGTTGGTAAGTGACCACAGAGGCTAGTAGTCAACACCCGATTTGGGGCGTTACTGCCTACAGCGTCAATACCTGAACTCAGTAAAACTTCAACAGTCGTTGGGTCATATGACATAGAAGAAGCTAACCAAACATCATGGGTTAATGTCCTCAAGTGAGTTAACTCTGTTGGATGAACAGTACAAACATATACTTCTACTGACCATTTATTCACAACAGCTTCCCTTGCTCGATTCATTGCAACAGGATTATTAGCCAGGACTAAGTTGGCTTCTAAATTATCTCCTCCTCTTGATTTTGTAGCGCCTTGATAAAGAAAAGGTAAATAGTAATAATTTTCTCCATTTAATTGGATAATGTTAAGCCCCTGTTGAACATAAGTTCCTGATCCATCATCTAAAGCATTAAAATTATCTCTTTTTCCATTTTGATAACGATCTTGGACATTTCCAGAAGAATCTTTAACCCTAATAAAACTGACTAATGTTGTTGAACTCATTAAGCCATACCAATTCTTGATCTTTGACTTCTAGAGTTTTTTAACTGTTTAAATACTTTTGATTCTCCCTCTTGTGCGCCTCGTCTAGCAGCGCTATTTATGATTTCTGGTATGGCGCTCTTTGGAACATAAGATTCACTATTAAATGAAAGTACTGGGCCTGTGTAGTTCACTGTTGTAGACGTTGCAGGCATTCCCGTTCCACCTGCAACAGTTCCACCTCCAGGGATAACAGCTTGACCCCTAGCGCCTGCTGAATACCGTTGCATTGCTCCAGCCATTTTGCTAGATGGAATCATATATTCATCTTCTCCTGCTTCACCAACAAGGCCAAGAGTTGGACCTGTAGCAACACCACCTTTAGCAAAGGCTTTAGTTGACATTCCTCCTCTAGCTAATCCACCCTCAGCCATACCGCCAAATAATTTACCTAAAAATCCTCCTCCTCCTCCCAAAGAACTGAACATTCCATCTATTGCAAAATTCAGTAATTTATCTCCTATACGACCAAGAATATTAGACATCACCTCACCAAAAGATTTAGCTCCAGTAATCGCTGCTTTAATTCCATCAACGACTCCAGACTTAATATCATCTCCAATTGATTTCCATAATCCCTTTAATTTTTCAGCATCAGACAGAAGCTTTTTATTTTTATCAATGTTATCCAAAAGAGCATCTATTTGTTCCTTGGTCTTTCCAGCCTGCATTAATTTTTCTCTAGTAATTTCTCTTTCTAATTTTTTTAGTTCTTCTGTTCCTTTTAATTTGGCCTCTAACATTTTATCTTCTTGTACCAATTGTTCCCACAACTTTTCTCCTGCAATTTGCTCTTGGGTTTTAAACTCAAACATCTTTCTTATTTCTTCACCAACTTTTTTGCTCCCTTCTGTTTCTTCTTCTTTTTTCTTATTTATATTTCCTTGAATTTTATCTATTTCTAATAATCCAGCTTTTAGTTCAGCTTGTAATGTTTTTAATTTTTCAAGCTTTTCTGGATTTGGATTAAATAAATTGAACTTACCTTCTTCTTGATTGTCAATTCTCATTTGATGCTTGGCTATTTCCTTCTCTACTTTTGTTAGTTCTTTATTGATTTTTTTTGTATCGCCTTCATTAATCAAAGAATCAGCAAAACCTGCATCATTTTGATTTCTTAAGTCTTTAAATTTGTTTATTGCAGCCCATACAGCACCAATTGCCCCAACAACTAAAGCAGCCTTTGCAGCAATTACCAAAAGCGGAGATAAAAACAACAACAATCCTCCCCCTGCTAAAGCCGCTGCACCCTTTAAAGCTGCGAAAGCTGCCACAGCTCCAGCAGCTACAGGCATTAAGGCAGCAAGACCAACTGCCAAAGTTACAGCAGTTACAGCAGTAACTTGGAACCATTTAGGTAATCCAAGGAAACCAGAAATAAAACTATTGACTACGCTTAACAAGCCTTTAAAAGCAACTCCTACCCAATCCAAATTTCTAACCATATTTCCTAAGCCATCCATTACTCTTCCTAAGGCTTGCCCAACTGTTCCAGACATTATTAAAGAAGCCTCAGCAGCAGCTCCAGAAGAGTTTTTTTGATTATCTAAATTCTTATTAAAGGTAACTAAATCATCATTAATCAATGGAAGAATTGCCTTAACAGCTTCAACACTTCCAAACATTCTTGTCATAGCTTCTTTATTACCATGCAACTTCTCTTTCATATCTCCCAATACTCCACTAAATCCTTTTGAGGCCAATGCAGCGGCACTAAATTCAAAGCCAAATTTATTTGCAATCTTTTGAGCATCTCCCGTTGGTTTCATAATTCCCTGAATAGCCATTGCCATTCCAGTGAATGTTTGCTCAACTGGTAGACCTGAAGCACTAATAGTTGCTATTGCAGCATTTAATTCTTCAATCGAAATATCAGCAGCTCTTGCAATCGGCGCTAATCGTCCAATCTGTCTTGCATATTGGTCAACAACAATTTTACCGTCATTCTGTGTTTGAATAAATCCATCAATTAAGCCTCTTGCCTGGTCTGCACTTTTCCCATAGGCATTCATGACAGATGTAGCTGCATCAGAAACTCTTGCCATTGTTGACATACCACCAACTGCACCATCTAGAGAAGCAGATAATATTTGAGAAATTTCTGAAGCCGAATGGAATCCAGCAGATGCAATATCATAAGAAGCAGATAATAATTCTGTTTGACTTCTTAAGTTTCCAGACGCTACAGAAACATCAAATAATTTCTTTTTTAATTCGTCAACATTTACTCCCAAAGTTCTTACGGCTCCAGATGCTCTATCAGCTTCTGCAAAACCCTTAAACCAGGCCATCACCCCAGCACCTACAGCAATAGTCTTGCCTAATCCAAGTAGTGACTTTTGTAACTTGCCAATACCTTTTGACGACTTATCCGCTGCATTACCTGTTTCTTTTATTTGCTTATTTGTTTTTGGTAATGTTCCCTGTGCTTTTTTTGCCGCCTTTTCAAAGGCGTTCATCTTATCTTCGAGCTGCTTTAACTTACGTTCAGCACCCGAACTTAATATCTTTAATAACAGAGTTTGCTCAGCCAATCTTCTTCCTTAGGCAGAATCTCTTTTTATTCTATCGTCGCATTCTGCTTTTATTCATAACTTTGTCCTCTTCTTCTTTTTGTATTTGGAAAAAGACATGCCAAATCAGCAGCTCTTCCTGTGTCATTTTCTCCCTAAGTTCATACAACGTATACCCCAATTCTTTGGCAACTACTAATTCAGCTAGGAGTGGACCGTCTTTTCTTAGGCTCTTTGCTAACGCTTTTGATATTTAGATCCTTTTGCACCTCCTCATCTTCTTCATCTTCTCCAATCAATGCCATCATCAGCTTCTCAACCAAAGTAGCTGGTAATTCATTTCTTAATCCTGGCAAATGACCAATATGAAAGCGCTTTTCATTGTCTTGATTCATTGCCTTATCAACTAACAATCTCAAAGCAAAATCAGTTGTATCATTTTCTTTGCTCATCTTTTGCGCCCTTGATCTTTCTGCCAAGGTCATTGGAGTCATGTAAAACTCAAATAATTTTCCATTTGGTAAGGCAATTTCCTTCCTTACTGTTGCCATCGAACAGGCAGCTTTCAACTCATCAAGTGCATCCATAGAAAATAAATGTGTCGCTTATTTAAATTATATATCCCTCGTTAGGAGTAATCCATAACAAAAGGGGGCATGGATATAAGCCCCCAATTGTCCGTATGAAGTAGCGACTTCTTGCATACGGTTAGACATGACCTAGAAATGTCTAACAAATTAATTTTAGACAAGAAAAAAGCCTATATAAAAATAGGCTCAGAATGATGGGGTTATTTTTAGTTAACCACTTATTACAAAGTAGTGCTAAAGATATGTCTTGGATTAGTAAGGTTAAAACTCATTTCAGCAGTAGTTGCTTCATCAGGAGTAACGCTTAAACTCATCCCAGTTATAGAGACATCTGAATCAATATAAGTTGAATTAGTATCATCAACAGCCCCAGAGCCGTTATCAACTGTATCAACATAGAGCTTAACTGAAGCGCCCTCTTGAGACTTCAAAAGAACATTACCTAACAATCTATTTGCAAGACTGGTTTGGCTATCAGTAAAATAAACAGTCATTGAACCACTACCACTGGCATAACCTGGCTGTGTGTTTCTGAAAGGAGCGTACTTAGTCACAGAAGCAACACCCGCTGGAAGCGTTGTTACATCTAGAGTTTCCCTTTCAATATCAACAGAAAATTCCCTTACTTGGGCAACAGCCGCCGCTGCTGAATACTGAACATTGATATGTCCAGATTTATCTGCTGATCCAGTACCTCCACTTCCTGCCAAAGCGATATTGGTTCCACCAACAGCAGTGGCAACTTTTATTGTGGTAGATGTAACTGCTATCACGTAGTAGGTAGTACCCGCTGTAAGGTTGCCATCAAGAGTGGCAGTTCCAACCACTGTGAATTTCACAGGATCATTAACCCTAAAGTCATGATTTGATGGAACAGTTACACCACCAGCGCCAGAAGGAAAATCTGTGTAATCCTTAAGACACCATTTTGTACCCGCTGGGGAAAAATAAATAGAACCCTCTTGGCCAGTTAAAGCCGTAGAGGAACAAGCTACAGGCATTTGAATTACCTAATAAAAAACAATTTGAGGGCGTTTCTTTTGGGGCTTGGGGCTTTGGCTAGGGCTAACCAATACCATCATAATAGCCCTAAGGAGGCTTAACCTTTTGCAATAAATGGAGCTGAAATAGTTACCAATGCAAGTGGATTATTTGAATTGATTACAGGAACAGGTCCACTGATTTCTCCAACGCTTGCTCTAATCGTTGTATCTTCTGTTTTTATTGTGTTCAAAGTTGAGGCTGCTAACGCTGCCATTTCTTCCAATCTTTTCATCCCTTTTGCTTTTGGTCCGTAACAACTAACCTGAACGCTTCCCCTAATTACTTCAATTCCACTTTCTGCTTTTGTTACAACTGGCTCACTTATAGATGGAAAGCTAACAATTAATTGAACGTATTCTGTATTTGCTCCCCCTGGAGGTTCTTCCTGGACATTGTCATACATCACGGGAACAGATGGAGAAAGACCAGCAAAAGCTGTTGACATTTTTCTCTCAAATAAAGATCTAATTGTTTGTAAACTCATTTGATTTTTCCTAGTTCTTTAAGAATGCGTTTTTTTAAATCGTTTTTTTGTTGTGTTGCAATTGTCGTAAACCATGCAGCACCCCCTGGAGCACCTTTTGCATATACAGGATCATAAGCAACTCTATTTGCATAAGGTAAATTATTAGAAATATACCAATTTGAATCAGAAGTAATTTTCTTTTGGTAATAAGGAATATCTAATTTCATTACTCCAGGTTCAACAATTACTCCTTCAGTTCCAACACCACCTGGATATTTTCTTTTTGCAGGTTTACCCCAATTTTCATCCCTTACTTGCAAATCAGGTTGATCTTTTCCGACAAACCAACTTGAAGCCATCCGGCCAGTATCTTTTGGGTTGGCTTGAGATAGCTTTCCCTGTGTTAGAGCGATATGATCAGTCAATGCTTGATCTAAAGCTTTCCTGACCTGAGGCACCCAATCTTTCAAAGCCATTTTGATGCACTTTTTGATGCTTTTATTTTAGCAACTATGTCACCACAAGGGATTTTAAGAAAAATAATGCTTAAAAGTCGGGCTCATAACCCGAAGGTCGGAAGTTCAAATCTTCCCCCCGCCATTTAAGTCACAGCCCCAAATCTGGGGCTTTTTTATTGTCTCACTGGGATTTCAAGGAATACATTTGCCTCTCTTCTATTAAATAGTTGGTGATAGTTGGTGATACATGGTTATACTTGGGGCAGTTTTTGATGCACTTTTTGATGCACCTATGAACAGCTTTAAAGCCATACCGAAAACATGGAAAGAATTTTCTATTGATTTAAAGAAGAATGGATGCAGATGGGCTTTAAGAAAGTTTGCAAATAGACCTCATATTTTTGTTAGAGATAGAAAAACAAATAAAACTTTTTCTTGTGCCCCATTAATTCACTCCTATCAAGAAGATCTTGAAAAAGTAGTTCAGGCAATTATTGAAACTGGAGATAATGAATGGAATGGGATTAATGAAAACTCTGAGCAACTAACAAAAACAATTCTCCCTTCATGGGCAGAGATAGAAAAAGCCTGCAAGGATGATTGGCCTTTAAGAATGAAAGAAGGTTCAACCGTTAACCTTTGGGCCGGATTAAATGACCTAAAAAGAAATGATATTCCTAGAAATTTTGATGCTATACAGAACTGGGTAACACTTAAAAAGCTTGGGTCTAGTGCTTGCAGAAATAGATTAGATACTATCAAGCAAATAATTAAGGCTCTAAAAAAAGCAGATAATAAAAATCAGGAACCTACTTGGCTAACAGAAAAGCAATATCAAGACCTCAGGAATCTCCACAATGAAAGAATTAATAGCCAAAACAAATTAACCAGTGGAAAGAAAGTTGAAATTAGAGGAATACCAACTCAACAAGAAGCTGAGAAATATTTAGACAACCTTTGGCCTAAATACAAACTAGAGCAATGGTGTTTATCCATGCTTATGAATTACGGATTGAGAAATCATGAACTTCATTGGGTTTCTAATATCACAGAAGAAAACAAAGAAGAAGGGATTCAATTTGGTTGGATTTATGTTCCTGGCTATTGGAGAACGAAATCTAAATATGAACATTGGGCTTTCCCTTTGTATAAATCATGGATTGTCCGATATGGCCTAAAGAACAGATTTGAAGAATGCCAAAAACAATTGCATGAGATAACAAAACCAAGAATAGTTAGTCAACATGACCCTTCAAAAGAATGGAATCCAAAAGACCCAACTGATCAGGGAATTTGCATGAACAATAAAAAGCTTGGAGAATTTATTGGTGACAGATTAAGACAAGTCTTACCTGAATGGGCCGCTAGTGTTCCTGATGCAATAGGACAATATCAGCCAGAAGCAATTGAAAAGCAGATAAGATGCTATGACCTAAGGCATACATATGCCATTACCTTGGCAACAAGTCCAAGATTTAAAAATGTAGATATTTCTCAGGCTGCTTTAGCAATGGGCCATGATATTGAGACTCATAAGAATCATTATTTGAAATGGGTATCAAAAGAAGAATATAGAAAGAGAGTAATGTCATCTATTATTCTCCCTACTGATTAATATTTTTGAATGACCCAAAAAATTAGCGTTCAGGAAAATGCAGAAAGAGCATTCTTGATTGAGAAGATGTATCAACTTGATAAAAGAACTAATGGTTTATTTTGCGGATTAGGAGAAGAGCTGGAAACCTACAGGAAAATCAAAAAACTAAAACAAGATTTA